ACAAATCGGACACTACGGCAGTTGATGGGGTTGAATCGTGAGCAATCTGGACTTATCGGGAATAAGGGGTGTTACAGAACCCCGAATTCACTCAAAACTCAACGAATTACCTTCTCGCGGTCAAGAAATGATTGATTTCTGTAAGGAAATCGGCACGCCGTTGCTTCCGTGGCAGGAATTCGTAGCAATCCATAGCCTAAAAGTCAAAGAGGACGGCAGGTGGGCTCATCCGCTCAACGGACTTTTGATTGCTCGTCAGTCCGGCAAGACGACTTTCATGATCCTTCGCATTCTTGCCGGTGCGATGCTCTTTGGCGACGATCTTCAGATTGGAACTGCTCACACCATCTCGACGGCTCGCGAAGCCTTCAAACGGCTTGTTGACATGGTCGAAGGCTCGAAACTAGCCGGGGAAGTCAAGAAAATACGGTGGGCGAATGGCGAACAAGAAATCCAGTTTATGAACGGAGCCAGATACATCTACCGAGCCAGTAATAACGCGACGCGTGGTATCTCAAAACCCGAAGCCATCCACCTCGACGAGTTACGCGAATACAAGAACGAAGCGACGTGGGCTTCGATTCGCTATACGCTCCAAGCAGCCCGAAACCCTCAAACATGGATTTACTCGAATGCCGGTGACGCATCCTCGGTGATTCTGAACAACCTACGCGACCGGGCTTTGGCATCACTCAACTCGGATGACGATACGATCGGATGGTGGGAGTATTCAGCCCATCCCGACACGCCGATAGACGGATCGTTGAAAATGTGGGAAGGCTTAGCGCAAGCAAACCCATCACTCGGCTATACGATCCATCCAGACAACCTCAAAATGGCTTTGAGCGACCCACCGGACACGATCCGAACCGAAATGCTCTGCCAATGGGTCGTGACCTTGAATGGTGCTATTGATCCTGATCAATGGACTCAATGCGCAAATCCGGAATTGACGCTAGACCCTGAAAAAACGACTTGGCTTGGGATTGACCTTTCGCCAGACCGCCGGGAAGCGGCTTTGGTCGCAGCCCAAAAGATCGAAGGTGATAAGTTCGTCATCATCCTGCTTCAGACATGGAAAAACGAGTTTGCTCTTGATGATCTGGCTTTGGCAAACGACATCGCGCCGTGGGTGCGCAAGTTTCAAACCGAAACCGTTGCTTACTCGAAGCAAACCGCTTCAGCCGTCGCGGTGCGTCTGATCCCGGCAGGAATCCCGGTTCATGACGTCGATGGCAACGATTATCAGCAAGCGTGCGACGAATGGGCAGGCGCAATCAACTCCGGGCGACTTCGACACACCAATCAGGACATGTTGAACGAACAGACTTTGGCAGCCGTCAAATATCAACGCGGCGACTCATCGTGGGTGATTGGACGTCGAGCGTCGAGCGTTACCGTCTGCGCTGCCGTGGCTTCGGCTTTGGTGACTCACTTTGCGACCCGGATTGACGACGGCATCGACATAGTCGTAGGCTGAACCTGCTTGATCCGTGACGCGGTCAGATACCGCGTGGCTTGAATCCGGCGGTGGGGATACCGCCGGATTCTTCGTGAATGTGTGTCCGTTATGCTAGACTTTATCCTCAATGGGCGTTTTATCCGATCTGTTCGGTCAATCTAAGTCACAAGAAGCCGTCGTTGACGTTGCTGCTTCGTTGGCTCCGTTTTACGTCAATCAAACCGCACTCAATATCGCAGGCGGCACAATTTCAGTTCCTCGCGCATCTGCTCTCAGTGTTCCAGCAGTTGCTCGCGCTAACGGAATCATCACATCAGTCGTCGGATCATTACCGATTGAAAAATTCAATGACGCATCTGGTGAAAGAATTCCGGTTGAACGATCATTCAAGCAACCTGATCCGCGTGTTCCTGCTTCTTTGATTTATTCGTATCTTGCTCAAGACCTTTGGCTTTTTGGCGTTGCTTACGGTCAAGTTATGGACATGTATGCCGCATCGGATGGCGGTCGCGTTCGTCGCTGGACTCGCATCGATCCGACATGGGTTTCAGTTCGCACTAATCCACTTGGAACCGAAGTTATCGGATACACAGTCAATGGACAAGACGTGCCAATGACCGGAGTGGGATCAATTATCGCGTTTTACAATCTCGCAGACGCAGGACTTCTCAATCGTGCCGGTCGCACCGTCCGCGCAGCAATTGAACTCGAAAAAGCCGCAGAGATTTACGCGAGAGAACCGTTGCCAACGATGGTTTTGAAGTCCACCGGCACGAACCTACCTTCCGAGCGAATCAAGGCACTTCTCGAATCATGGAAAGTTTCGCGTCAATCACGCGCAACCGCTTTCCTCAATGCTGACGTTGAACTTCAGGCTCTTGGTTTCGATCCAAAGCAACTTCAACTATCCGAGGCGCGTCAATACATCGCTCTTGAACTTGCTCGTCAATGCGGAATTCCTGCTTACTTCCTCAGCGCGGAATCTACGTCGATGACGTATTCAAACGCAACAAACGAGCGACGATCGCTTATCGATTTCTCACTTCGTCCAATTCTCACCGCAATCGAGTCACGTCTGAGCATGGATGATTTCACGCCAGCCGGAACTCACGTTCGTTTTGACCTCGATGATTTCCTTCGTGGAAACGCTTTGGAGCGAGCGCAGATTTACCAGATTCTTACCGGCATCGGAGCGATGACCGTTGAGGAAGTTAGGAAAGCAGAGGATCTCTTAGGATGAAGATCAACTACCCGATGACCATCACGGCAGCCGATGTCGAGTCTCGCACTCTCACCGGTCGAATCGTTACATGGGGCGAGGAAGGCAACACATCAGCCGGACGCACCGTATTTAGCAAGGATTCAATCGCATTTGGCAAGAACGTCAAGTTACTTCTTGAGCATGAGTTGACGCGACCAATCGGCAAAATGGTCAGCGCAGAAGTTACCGACACCGGCATCGAAGCCAAGTTCAAGATTTCAAACACCTCAGCCGGATCTGATGCGCTAGTCGAAGCAGCCGAAGGGTTGCGCGATGGATTCAGCGTAGGAGTAAAACTCAATGAATGGGCGAATCAAGACGGCGCGATGGTTATCTCATCCGCGAAATTGATCGAGGTTTCGCTTGTTACCGAGCCAGCAATCGATTCAGCGCGTGTTGCTGAAGTCGCAGCAAGCGAAGAAGAAAACAAGGTTTCCGAGGAAGCACCCGCTTCTGAGGATCAAACAACAACCGAAGGAGAACAAGTGTCCGACACTACCGTTCCTGCTCCTGCCGTCGAAACGGTAGAAGCACAGGCGACAGAGGTTCAGGCTAAGTCTGCGCCAATGTTCGCAACTCCTCGCGTCAATCTCAACGTGACCGCAGGACAATACGCACTCGCACAGGTGCGAGCAGCACAAGGCGACACCGATGCTCGCGATCTCGTCGCAGCACTCGACATCGCAACCGTTTCAGAGAACACCGGAATGGTTCCACCGAACTATCTCCGCGACATCATCGGCGTTATCGATGATTCACGTCCGTTCATCAACTCAATCGAGCGCGCAGCGTTGCCAGCATCCGGCATGAAGGTATTCACGCCAAAGTTGGGCGCACAGGCAACCGTCGCACTTACCGCAGAAGGTAACGAGTTTGATTCAACCGACACCGTCGTAACTTTCCAAGAGGACAATATTGTAAAGTTCGCAGGCGCGAACATTATCAACGTTGAACTCGTTGATCGTTCAGACCCATCGTTCGTCGATCTCCTCCTTCGCGAACTCGCAGCATCCTACGCACAAAAGACAGACGCTTACGCAGCACAAATCGCAGCCGATAACGCAGGCGTTTCGTCTGGAACGAGCATCTACAAGGCAGTCGCAGACGGAATCGCTGACTCTTATGGCGTCATGCGCTTCACACCGAACCGCCTTCTCGTAGCACCATCCGGCGGTTATACAAACATCGATTTCGCTAACCTTCTCGGTGCGGTCGATGGCTCGCAGCGTCCATTATTCGCAGCAGCACTCCCAGATAACGCTCCGGGTCTTATCACTCAGGGTTCGACTCAGGGAACCGTCGCAGGTCTTAGCCTCGTTGTAGATCCAAACTACACAGGCAACAACGTCGGCGACAAGGCTGCTCTTGTCTACCCATCCGCAGCGATGCGCTTCCATGAATCCGGCACAGTCCAGATCCGTGCGAATGTCGTTGCCAATGGTCGAATCGAGATTGGCATTTACGGATATTGCGCAGTCGTAAACCGTTATCCAACGGCTTTCCGTTCTCTGTTCGTATCCTAATAAATCCATAAGTCCCCAGCCGGTCTGATCCCGAGCCGGCTGGGGATCTCTAGCAGAAAGGCGAGGACATGCCCACCATAATCACGGCAGGTGAACTCAGAGCCGTTCTTGGCGTGTCCTCAGCCCTGTATTCAGACGCAATTCTGAACGACGTCATCGATACTGCCGAAGCGGTGGTCTTGCCGATGCTCGTCACATATCGCAGCCCAATTCGCAGCGTCGAACTTCAAAGCAATCAAGCCATCTTCGAGTTTGATCCCATTCAAGTATTCAACGAAGGACAAAGCGTCGTCATCGCTAATGCCGGTTCGCCTTTCAACGGCACACACACCGTTCTCGCAGACGGTCTGAGCGATACGACCTTCCGAGTGGCGATCGTCAATGCCGACATCGCAAAAAAGAACCTGATCCCGGCTGGAATAGCGACCCTTAGCGGCGCAAGCACCTACGTAGGCGTTCCGGAGGTTGAGTCGGCGGTTCTAGCGGTCGCCACCGAGGTATTCCAATCACGAAGCGCAGTCGGTGGACAGATCGAAGGTGTCGATTTCCAAGTCTCACCATTCCGTCTTGGTCGTAGCCTATTCAATCGAGTTTCCGGCATTCTGGGCAAACACATCGATCAGGAGTCGATCGCACTATGACGATCGCGACTGAAGTTCGCGCCGCGCTCAAAACATCATTAGCACCGGTCGCAGCAAACATCTACGATCACGTCCCAGAAGCACCGCAGGCTCCTCACGTGAGTATTGTTCCCGATGATCCTTATCTGGACATCGAGACAATCGGGAAAAGCACTCTCAGGCTTCGAGTCAATATGGTTCTAGCAGTCGGCGTGAACTACGCAAGCAACGCGGCAGCACTCGACAACCTAGAACAACTCATCACTAGCGTTCTGACGAATATCCCATCCGGATATATCGTTGGAGAGGTCAATCGACCAACAGTAACTCAGGTCGGCTCGGTGAATCAGTTAATCGCTGATATTCGAGTTTCAACCTACTTCCAAAACTAAGGAGCAGAAATGCCAACCGCCGTAATCACCGGTCGAGACGTTACCTTCACCATTGGCGGTAACAATTTCGACGCTCAAGCAACCTCAGCCGTTCTTAGCGGCGAAATGGTGCGCGAAACCTACGAGACTCTTGATGGCAAGGCTTATAAGGTTCTCGATAACAACTTCACCTTCGAGGTGGAAATGTTGGCTGACTGGGGAACAACCGGATCTCTATGCGAGATTCTTTGGGGTGTTGCCGAGTCATCACCGAACACCGGAATCAACACCGTGTTCACCGCTAACACCGGAGCAGTCTTTACTTTCCAAATTTTGCCTATGTGGCCGTCAGCAGGTGGAGCAGGTAACGACGCTCAGACTGTAACATTCACCTTCCAAGTAATCGGAGTTCCAGCCGAGTCGTTTACATAATAAGGAGATCGGGATCATGAAATTACCAATTCACATAACTTACACATCGGGAAAGCAGGAAACCTACACCGCGCAACCGCCGGAGTGGGCTAAGTGGGAAAAGGAAACCGGCAACAAGATCACGCAGGCTGATGGCAACATCGGAATCTGGGATCTTATGTTTCTGGCGTATAACGCTCACAAGCGTGAAGCGGCAGGCGTGCCGGTCAAGCCTTTTGATGTCTGGAGCCTAACGGTCGAGGACATCTCGGCAGGTGAGTCCGACCCAAAAGCCACCCAGTCGGAAGTCTGAGTCGGCTGATCGTCGAACTGGCGATCGCGACAAGAATTCCGATGAGTGAGTGGACGGATGCCAGCGACATCCTGACCGCTCTTGAAGTATTGAAGGAGCGCAAGTGACCGAGCCAGCCTTAGCCTTCGACAAGAAGGAACTGCGTTCGGTCATCGGCGCATTCAAGGCAATGGACGAACAGGCGACTGATGAAGCAAAGAAAATGGGCTACGAACTGGCTCAATATGCGGCGCAAGAAGTCAGGCGCGCCGCTCTATCGCGCACAGTCAATCCGGTCGCAGTTCGACGAATCGCTGATGGAGTTCGGGTCAGCAGAACATCAAAAGTGGGCGAATTCTCTTATGGGTTCGCCAGTCAGCGTTTTAGCGGTGGTGGTTCGACGAAAGAGTTATGGCGTGGTTTTGAGTTCGGTTCTAATCGATACCGACAGTTTCCAAGACGCACTCCGAGAGCAGGGCTTCGGGGTAACGCTGGATACTTCATCTATCCGACACTCCGTCGCATTCAGCCTCAATTAGTCGCTCAATGGGTTCAGGCATTCGATCGCATTCTGAAGAAGTGGACGTAACATGGCAGAATTCAGAACGCTGAAACTTTCCATCCTTGCGGATGTCGACAACCTCAAGAAACAACTCGGTCAGGGCGAGAAGGAAGTCCAATCCTTTGGCTCAAAGGTCGCAGACTTTGGCAAGAAGGCAGCCTTAGCGTTTGCTGCTGCCGCAGCAGCCGCCGGAGCCTACGCCGCAAAACTTGCCGTCGATGGCGTCAAAGCAGCGATCGAGGATCAAAAGGCTCAGGAGTCGCTTCGTCGAACCCTTGAGAACGTCACAAGCGCAACCGAAGCCCAAGTTGCCGCGACCGAGGATTACATCAGCAAGACCGCGCTTGCTTCAGGAGTCGCGGATGACCAATTACGACCATCGCTTGATCGTCTCGTTCGAGCCACCGGGGATCTCACCCAAGCCCAAAAATTACAGGCAATCGCGCTCGACGTTAGCGCAGGAACCTCGCGAAGTTTACAAGCGGTCACGGAGGCGCTCTCAAAGGCTCAGGAAGGCAATCTAGGCGGTCTAACTCGTCTCGGTGTAGGTCTTACCGCAGCCGAGGTCAAAACCCTCTCATTCGAGCAGATAACGGCGAAATTAGGGCAAACGTTCGCAGGGCAGGCAGCCGCATCAGCCAATACCTTTCAGGGTCGCTTAGATCGACTCAACATAGTTCTCGATGAAGCCAAAGAATCAATCGGGTTCGCTTTGCTTCCGGTCTTAGAACGTTTGCTCAGTTTCGTCAATGATCGCATCGTTCCGGTCATCCAGAAGTTTGCTCAGGATTTTGGTAGCGGAAACGGTCTGGCAGGCAACATCGAGCGCGTAGTCACAATTATTCGAACCGTGCTAACTCCGGTGTTTGAAGGCGCGCTGAGCCTATTCCGTCGAGTTCGTGA